TCATCATGGACTCCTTGAGCAGGGAACAGGATTAACTGGTCTACAAACTCATCCCAATCTTCTTCCGAATTTAACACAATTCTGCCATGCTCGAACCTACCTTGTAAAGCCCAGATGATTCTGTCTGCTTTTTTTCTATTCCCATGAGTCAAATCTACGATATGAGCAAAGGTGTTGTTCTTTCTCATAAGGTCACTCAGATAAGGCAAAACAGCGTTCTTTAACGCCCCCCTCTCTATTCCCACGCTTAAAGGGCGGTAGTCCCTAATAGCCATCAGAATCTTGGCAGCAGTCTCTCGAATGTCCCATCTGCCGTGTTCAATTTTCTTAACAAACCACTTTCCATCATCTGTGACCTTAACTATTGAGATAGCAGATTCGTCAAGACGCTTCTTAGAATTAGCGGCTTGTTTGGCAACTTCCTCGAATCCCGCAAGGTCAACAGCGATGAAGTAGCTTCCATAACTAGGCTCTACCCCGTATTTGATCCACTCTTCCTTGAAGATGTCAGAACCCGCATTGGTGAAAGAAGCCATAAACTCTTGCTTAAAAGCGAAGGAACTTAGGGTCTTTTTAGCGGAATCTATCTCTTTTTGGTCAATCAAGGGGTTATCAGCAGTGGTAAAGTGCCAAGACTTCCAATCAGGATCATCCTCTGACTCACCAAGTTTGAAGGTATCGTAGAACCAATTTCTACCCTTTGGAGTGCCAATAAAGAGTGCTCTACCCCGTTTATCAGACAAACTGGCCCTGATGACCTGTTCCCATGCCTCGGGCTTAATGTCGGCAACCTCATCTAGAACGGCATAGGTCAAGCTAACGCCACGAAGGGTATCTGGTCTATCAGCACCACGGACGTATATCCTAGCCCCGTTTATCAGGGTAATGTCTAGGTTGTTCACATGACTGCTCTGAATAACCTCTCTTCCAAGGTCTAGCAATAAATCCCAAATGATTTGACGACTCTGCCCCATAGTGGGGGAGACGTAAAGAACTGCAGAGCCTTGTGGACACTTGAGTCCTTCAATCAGTAGGGTAACTGCCGCCATCCGTGACTTACCACACCTACGACCAGCAGCCACAACCTTGAACCTAGTCGTATCCTTAAATACCTCTTGTTGCCAAGGAAGCAGAGAGAAGTTCAGATCAGCCATATTTAGCCTCTACGTCTTCAGGTTGTTCATCAATTATGGTCGGTTCTTGTCCCAAACCAGTGATATTGATGGTTACGGCACTTCTCTGACTCTTATCCTTTTCAAACAAAGAAACAGGTAGAGTCCTATCAAGACACATCTTTAGTGCTACCAACTGGTGTGGATGGTCATCATTAAGGGCTATCTCAATAACCTTCTGAGCCACATCCTTACCACCACTCCTGATCATCAGCTCCTTAAGCTCCTTGAGACGTTGATGGTCTGTCTTAGGTAGTACAAGAGGCGGATTGTCAGCAAACCTCTGTATGGTCATCTTGACTGACCCCTTTGGTCTTCCTCTTCCTCTTTTCAATTGTTCCATTGGTTCTCCTTGGAATTGTCAATTTAGCTTTTTCTGAGGGTGGGGTGTACCACAAATATCTCACAACCCAACCTACCCCCTCCCCCCCATACAACCACACACCTAGGGTTTACCCTCATGTCTTTTTATACAGTACTGGCTATGCATACAGATCAGGGTTTTCCCTACTGTACAAATAACCAGGTAAGCAGCTAGATGCGAATGATTCTCATTAACGTTTCATGCAGGTGTAAGTAGTGGATGCACCTTTTTTGATGTACTTGAATTATTCCCGTCTATCCGTCTACTCTATCTATCCCTTAGTGTTTACCCTATTGATTGACATGGCAAGGGCTATCCCTTTTCTTTTCGTCTAGGTTAGTTACTAACCCTATTGTCTCTAGTGGGCTATCGGTTCTATATCCGATACCATGCAAGTACTGGTACAAGGCTAATAGGTTTTCGAACCCGTGGCTAATATTCCCTTCACCAGCTGACAATAGTATCTGCAGCTTTGGGTTATCCAGCTTGCGTCTGAATTGCACTGTATCCACTTTGGGCGGGCGGGTCATTGTCCTAACCTTACAAATAATTAAATTAAAATAATTCTATCATCTAAGGGTTTATCCCTATATTTTTTTATTTTTTTGTCGTTACTCTATCTATACCGTCCTAGCGGGTTCTAGGGTTAAATAGGTGTAAATAAAATGAAAAGCTTATCTCTCTCATATTTCACTGATCCAGGTCACGGCTGGGTTTCCGTCAAAATTGACACGCTAAAAAATCTTGGCATAGCCGATAAAATTAGCCACTACTCTTATATGCGCGGTAATAGTGCTTACCTGGAAGAAGATTGTGATCTTGGAACACTTTATCGGGTTTGCGACGCTAACGGGATCAATTTAACCCTTAAGACTAAGCATACTAACCGTCGAAGCCCTATCCGGTCTTATTCACAATATAAAGCTGGGGTATAAAATGAAATTTTTAGTTATTGAAAAGCAAAACCGGTTAGCCGTTCACGCTATTTGCGACACGCTCGATATCGCGCAGCATTGGATCGACCGGAAAGCTCCTGAATACGTCCGCAAGGGTTATTTTATGGATAAGACCTTGACGGCTGACAGCTTCACAATCAAGGTCGCATGATGAAAAACACTTTTTTAGACTATCTCACGGCTATTGCAATCGGTCTTATGCTTTGCATGGGCCTACTGTCTTACTTCGACGTTTTGGTTAAATAATTTTTTTTAATAGGTGTTCACAATGGCAAAATTATCCGTACACGGTCAAGAAATCGGTCGAATTACCGCGCTGACTAGCGTAAAAGCTTATTTTAGCGACGGCAAAATTCTAAAAAATATCGGGTTTGGCTGGAAATTACACGCAAAAGTAAAAGACGGTATAGATCCGGTATTTGCTTACGAAAAAGCCGTAAACCGTCAAAATGAAAACCTTAAAACCAAACCCGCGTTAAAAGACTATAAAAAAGCTTTGCACTCACTTGCTGGGGTGAATAAGCGCTGGAAATTGCACCAAACCATTACCCTTATGCATGATGATGCTGACGGGGTTTGGGCTGAATGCTGCAATGGCTATAGCGAAAACGTACACGCTGATATAGGTGAAATTTCACAATTGTGCGCTTTATACGTTGAAGCTTTAAATGAAAGCAAAGAACTAAGCGCTGAAACTGAAGCAGCTTAAGGGTTTTCACTAATTTACTAGGGGTTTTATGCCCCTAGAATTGTATTTTTTAACTGTAAATAGGTGTTAATAATGATCAAAATATCAAATACTTCAAAATTAAATGCTAGATCTTGGAGCTTGCAAGCTTTAGACACGTGTCCTGGATCTTGGGCCGCGCCTGGTGAATTGGTCGACGCATGTAAGGGCTGCTATGCCACTACGGGTAATTACAATTACCCTAATGTGAAAGCCCCTAGAATCTCGAACCGCGAAGATTGGCAGCGCTTAGACTGGGTGGCCGATATGGTGGCCGAATTAGATCAAGATCGATACTTCCGCTGGTTCGATTCTGGTGACGTTTATACCCTTGGATTAGCTGAAAAAATCCTAGAAGTGATGATCCGAACCCCATGGTGCAATCATTGGCTGCCTACCCGTATGCACAAATTCCCAAAATTTGCCCATGTATTCGCACAAATGGAAGCTTTGCCTAATGTAAAGGTCAGGTTTTCCAGTGATTCTATTCAAGGGGAATACATCGAAGGGCTGCACGGTTCGGTTATTGGCCCCGATGTGGCCACATTTCAAGCGCGTGAAGGGGTTCAATTATGCGAAGCTTACGCGCACGGCGGTAACTGTAACGGCTGCCGCGCTTGCTGGTCTAAGGATGTACCGTTGATTGCATACCCTGCCCATGGCCAAAAAATGGCCCGTGTGATCAAGTTAAAGCAAATTTAAGGGGCTTGAATGATATATGCGACGATAGCCCTAATTCTGCGAATACTTAGCGGGAAACGCTAAACCCTCAAGCCCTCTTCGGAGGGTTTTTTTACGTCTACAAAAAGCCTATATTTAAGGCTCTAAGCGTCTAAACCCTTCCAGTCGGTACTATGGGAAGTCCTCAGCCTTGAATTGCAGTTCCTGAGCGAACCATAGGCGTTCTAGCATGATGTTTTGCAAGGCTTGTCGTGCTTCTATGGTCTTTTGAAATCGGTCGCTCATTTCTGCAATTTCTTGCTTGTTCCACAAAACAATTTTTTCTGATTTTGCTTCTAGGCGTTTTCGTATGTAATCGGCACGTTCTTGAAGGGTAAAAAACGGCTTATTGTCTAGTGCTCGGTTACAGTCCTTGCATGAGTTTGCAAGGTAAAACCCGATTTTTCTCTCTTTAAACCATTTTAGGTCTTTTGCATCGCACCACGACAATGGCGGACAATGATCTAGCTCTGACCACTTATCACCACAATAAAAGCAGCCAGCCCTACTACTCCAATGGCGTTCGTATCTATGCCCATATAGTTTGAGCAGTTCATTTCTATGTGCTTTTGAAGTGCGTTTAATTGCCATTTAAGGCATTTTACCTCATCACGCTATTCCCTATTGCCTGAAAACGGCTTAAAAGGGGCTTAAATCGCCTTCTAGGGGCATTTCCTGCGTCAATCTGCGAATGGTAACGTCAAGGGCTGCTAGTTCATCCATTTTTCTTACTCTCCATATCGCCTTAGTACCATGCCAATTATTGTGGCAATCCCTGCACAAAGCAATCACGCAATATTGCAGTTTTTGCTCGATATGGTGGGCATCACTTGGCCCATGTGCGTCACACACTGAGCATGGCAATAGTTTAACTTTTCCAATATGTAATCTATGCTTTGCGCTTAATTTGTTGTTCAAGTGGTGGCCTTTAATTCCATGCGTGCCGAATATTGGGCGGTTCTCCAGCACTCGACCTTAGCTTGGGCGGCTGTCATTAGCCAGCGATAGCGTTCTTCTATTTCAACGGCTGCCCTGATGCCTTCGAGTATTTCCACATATTCAGGGTGAGCATAAGCAAATGTGTCCTGTTTTCCAAGCACTTCAGTCCCTGCAAGGCTTTTCAGTTGTGCGTGTTTTGATCGCCTGAATTCTTCTAAGTACATACGATCAGATTTAGCCTTGGCGTACAAAGGGGCTGTTTTTATGATGAACTCTATCGCAAGTGTAGGTTCGTTCATTTGATAAACCCTTCATAGCGTCGGTAAGTTGGGGCTAGTTCATCTCTCCCGCATCGCCTACCATGCTCGTTAGCCTCTTGCAAAGCCTGAAAAGCCCATTTGCAGTTGGTACAAACGTAATAAGGCGGGCTGCCTGATGCGTCTTTCTTTTGTTCAATCATAGGTAACGACCCTTTGTCGGATAATTGTGGCGCAATCTTGAATGGTTGTTCTCTCTACTTGGGCAAATTCAGGTTGATCGGGCCACTCTAGGGTCATGCTTTCGACCAGCTTTGCGTCTTCCTCTCTCTGTTGTTTAGCAACTAGAATAGCAAAGCGCACAAGCCCATCTTCATCAAACTTTAAACCGCTTACAGTGTGTTCTATTGCCAACTTAATAATGTCGTCTTTGGTCATGCTTGCCCCCTTTGGTCTATTGCCCGATAGCAAACAGCAACCGCTTCATCTACAAATTTGTTTCCTGTTTTCCATGTGCAAAGTTTCTTGCATTGCTCACGTTCGTATTCTGTTACCAGTTTGGCAAAGGCTTGTAGTTGCTCAGTGTAAAACGAATAAATGTATTCACCACTTGGATGAACACCAAAGGCGGCAGTCTGTTGCGCCATCTTTTCGAGTTCATTTAGCTTCATACATCCTCCCTTGCTCGGATTTTTTTGGCAGCTTGGATTGAATAAAAAGTTGTTTCTGCCTCTTTTGCACACGCTTCACGCTCCCGATCAATGGCTAAGTTGACCAAGGCGACCAAGTGCGGTGTTGATACAGTCCATGTTGTGTATTGATTATTTTCTGCCACTACTTTGTGCAATGCAGATAAAACCTCATCTTGTGTCATACATCTTCCATCTTGTAGTTGAGTTTATGGTGCTGAAAACGCATTGCTGCCTCGCACTCTAGTTCTTTAAAAGCCTCGTCACTCAGCAACCCGATGCAATTACGCCCCTCGAACCAAACTTCCCGTACGGACTCATTGAAGGTGGAATCTAGGTCTTGCTCGTACTCATAAATGATAGTAACCACTTCGCTACCCGCACCTACTGTTGTGTCAAATTCCCATGTGTTCATAATATTCACCCTTGTTAAAAATTAAATGTTATTCCTGTTTTGGAATGTTTTGAATAGGGATTTACCCTTAGATAAGCTCTTCTTTCACCATTACTTCAACCATGCCAACAGTCCCGTAGACCTTTGTTGAATGCAGTGAAACAATCTGACTGTCATCTAGGAAAACAATCCCGTTCATCCCATCAAATACCGCTTTGCAATAATTGTCTATGTCGCTTTTCTTTATTGGGCGTTCCTCTCCTGATAAACAGGCTTGCGTTCGCTTTTTACTGTAACTGGCGGGAATCGGCAATGTGATGTAGATGTACGCTCCCACAGGGGTTTCAAGGGGTTCGCTACTACCCATTGCCACTTGTGCCGCCTCGCTGACCTTGGTTTCGTAGTCAACAGTAGTCTTAGGACTGTAAGTTGATACAAATTTGCCCCTTCTAGCAAACCTTGGTCTGCCCTTGGGTACTGGTGTTCCTTCAACCATAAAAGTCACCATGAAGCTCATAGAAGTGTCCCATCTTTAATTCTGTTCATAAACTCTCGGATTCTGTCTCTAGCACCCGTACCATAGATTCTTTCGGCTCTCTCCAATCTGCCACGCACAAAGTCTCTATCTTTGTTTGTTTCCCAAGTGCGGTAGAGTTCCCTTGCCTCTGCTTGTTCGAGGATTACTCTGTCACCAGGGTTTTCTTTATTGCGCCTACTCCAGATCACCAGTAAGCTCCAGTGCTTGGTTTATCAGATGAAGCGGAAAGGGGACTCCCTCTTTTACTTTGTCTAACAGGATGTGGGCTTCATAATGGGACATTTTTTAGTTTCTTTTCGAGTACATAAGACCAAACCGCACCGCCTGAAACCTTGGCTACAAATTGAAGCGCAACAATCTCAGGCATCAAAGCACCAAATGCAATCGTTGGGAAAAGTAACGAGTCAACGGCAGCACCAGCAGTATTTGAAACATTTGCTCGTTTAATCCATGAGCCTGTGGTTTTTACAAAAATAGCCCAATCAACTATGGAAGCCGCCAAGAATGACACCGCAGAAGCTACTGCAATCATTCCCGAAGCAGGGTTTAAAGCGTAGGTGATTAAGCCAGTTCCAACAATCAAGCCACCCATTTGCCAAGTTTTGAGCCTGAAATGAAGCCAATCTCTTAAAGTCAGATCAAGTCCAATTAGTAAAAAGGCATTGATTGCAGTTACTGATGGGCCGAATGTCGCCACCAAAAGGTTTGCGGCAATCATTGCCACGGCATAAGCAATTAAAGCAAAAATCATAATTTTCTTTCTGTTTGAATAACAACGCCATGATGATTGGCAGTCAAAGTCTGCTCACCACCAAACAATGTAAACAATTCATCTGCTATTCGCTCATGGAATGCTGATGTGTATTTGCCTACTTCTTCTAGGATTTTCTCAATCATTATTTGCTCAGAATGTTTAATTTCCAATTGATAAACTATTTGTTTGTTGTTTATTGGGCATAACGCAATAAACTTAGTTGTGTATTTGTTCATAAAAGTGTTTCTTGCTCCATTGGTTGATAAAAATTCCATTGTGAAGGTGCATTAAATGCCTCGATCCTAGAACGCATGACTTGCGCTCTTGCCTCTTTGGTAGGAGGTAAATAATTGCCATGCTTCCAATGCACATCAATGCCAACATTTCTGCCAATATTGGTGCTATCTGCTGATGAAAATGGTAATTTGGTAAAGATTGCAGGGTCTAGCATCCTTAAACCATGCAGTTTGCAAGCAGGTCTTCCCATGTCATCACAAATGACTCTCATGGCTTGACTCATCTTGACCCACCAGTTTGACGTTCCTACTGTAGAAAACTCCCCAGAACTACCAATGCAGACCCGAACATAAGTATTTGCAAGTTGTTCAAGTCTCTCTAAAGATTCATGCATATGCCAAACTGGTGCGCCAAACCATGTCGGCAGCGGGCAATCTTTCAGCAAAGCATCGTTGTCTGCTTCAGTTCCATTAATAACGTCAGGAATTACTGCAAAGTCGCAAGAAGGTACTTTTTTGAGATTAAGTGACCAATCGTAGAAAGATTGCCAATCTTGGATTGGATTGCCAGATCGCCAGGCAGAGAATGCTCCATTATCTATGGCGAAAGACTGACACACCTCAATTGCTGTTGAAAGCTGGTCAGAGTGAGCAAACGAAACAAACGCATGACCATTTTCAATTGCTTTGACAGCGGCTGTAGATGGAGTTATTGGCAAGCCGTGATAGTGGATCATGCTTTGCTCCTTAATTGAGCCATTGCTTGCCTAATGTGTTCAGGCATAGGAACGGCTTTTTTGTTGTCAGCCTCAATCTTTGCCAATGCAGGATCAATTCCAGTTTCTTTTTTGATCCCGAACGATTCAGGAATCTCAGCCCCATCCCATCTCTGTTGATTCAGATAGACCAAAGGTGCGGGAATGAAAGCACCATCGTCTTTTCTCCAAGCATCGGTTGTTTTCATCCACTCAATATGTTTGATGACCTGATCTGCACAGGTATCACAGTAAAACTTCTTCCATTTCACTCTACAGGCAGACTTACCGCCTTTTCTAAATGATTTAGGCCAAGTCTCCCAGAATCTGTCAAAGTTATCCATGTTGTTTTCTTTAGACATAGGTTCTCCAAGGGTGGATAGAGGGGTTTCTATCCGACCTTCTCCAAGCATTATGGTATTCATATATTGACTCCTGTTAACTAAAATACAAAACGCCCCAAGTGCGCATGACGAGTTAATTCGCTTATACATTTGGCCTTGTTCCACCATGTACCAAATGCTTTACCAGTCGCTTAACCAACGCTGGTCGGCAAACAGGGGGTGTTTCCTGATGTCGGTGTTTTCTTCCAAGCCATCCATGCAGATGCACTACTTTCGTGTGGAGTACGGAAGCCATGAAAGAAATAAAAAAGCCGCTTGCAACTGCTCTCTGGTGAAGGTCTTTCGTAAACACACTACTACTGGTGCTTGCGAAAGACAGAGAGCATGTGCAAACGGCCTTAACATTGTTACCCTTCACAGCAACAATTTCATTGTACACAACTTTTTATTGTGTCAAGAGGTTTTTTTCAAATAAATTGATTATTTGTGATTTCTTTGGTGAAATTAGGATTTCCCTTGTAGAAGTTTCTAGCCTGATTGTTCATCACGGCATACTCAGATTTGGTAAAAATACCCTTTGCATTGCGTACATCAAAGGGGTTTAGCTTGTCATAAGGCTCATCATTGGCGGCTTTTTGAGCCTCAATCATGTGTGGTTCTAGGGTATATCTACAGATCCAAGCACGATGCACCTTGATTTTCTCAACAGTAAGCTCTTTCTTGCGAAACATCTTCTTGCAAGCAGCCACTATTGAAGTTCTTGGGATGCCAGTTAGATTCTCCATCTGATAGGCAGTAAGCGATCCATTCTGTAAAGCTCTGATAATTGCTTGTTGGGTCATTTGTAAAGGTTCTCCAGGTTGATTGGGCGGTTTAGATGTATCTCTAGCGTTCTAGCAAGTAAAGCTGTTACAGAGGCATTAAAGTCCTCTGGTTCGTCTACATAGACACTAGCCATTCGATTAGCGTAGCCTTGTAGGGTTTCCGCACAAGTTTGTTCAATTTGTTCGATGTTCATACGCAAATAGTAGTGTTGTTTTTTAGTCTGTCTATTAGGGTTTATCCTAGTATAAAAAGATAAAAAGGTGTGGCACATTATCGGTGTGGGCAAACAGTAACCCACGTTTAACAGGAGTAAATATGCCAATTCTTAATGGAAAAAAGGTTGTAGACCTAGAGATAGATGGAGTAGATAGCAGAGACTTCCCAGACTTCTGTGATGCCTACTTTTCAGGTGGATGCTATGAAGATGGAACACCACTAACAGAAGATGAGTTGAATAAGCTCACCGATCTGGCGGGTGATGTTCTGTGGACAATGGCTTATGAAAGTTTCCATTGAAAACACTATTCCAAACCTATGTGTCAGAGTTCTCAGACATACACTACTGCCCCTATTGTTTGACAATCAAAGGGGATAAAATAGTTTGTTGCCAAGAGGCAGACTTTATCGAGTTCAAGGATTTATATCCTGAACAACAAAAAGAGATTATTCAACAAGAGTTAGATGAGAATCAAAGGAGTTAATATGAGTACTTACACAAATGATCCCAACCAACCAGGCTTATTGGTTGAACGCAAAGACCTCATTGCGAAGATGTTGGCAAAGAACGTCAATGAGCACGTTGAGAAAAAGAATGGCCTATCCTACCTATCATGGGCTTGGGCATGGGCAGAAGCCCTTAAAGCTGACGCAGACGCTACTTACAAGGTAGAGATGTTTGATGGCAAGTGCTTCATGGACATCAACGGCACAGCAATGGTGTTCGTTACAGTGACCATGTTTAAAAAGCCCATGACTTGCCAATTGCCTGTGATGGACTATCGGAACAAGGCAATCCCCAATCCAGATGCTTTTGCAGTCAATACAGCCATTATGAGGTGCATGACCAAAGCTCTAGCCCTACATGGACTCGGGATGTATTTGTATGGCGGTGAAGACTTGCCAGAAGAGGGCAGATCAGTAGTGATTACGCCTACTCAGGGTGCAATGGATAATATTCCTATGGAGGAATTACGATACCTAGAGGAATTAGCAATTGAATTGATTGCTACTTGCGAACAGGGTGATCCCAAGGCAGCTTGGGTTAAGTTAGAGGGAGAGAACCTAGACGATCAACAAAAGATTGCTCTGTGGACACTCCTACCCAGTAAAGTAAGAAGTGCGTTAAAGAAAGCGAAGGAAATGTAATGGAAAAGAAAGATAACAGTGGCGTTTTGTTCAAAAACGACAAAAAGGAATCAGAGAAACATCCTGATTACAAAGGAAATATTACAGTGGGTGGTCAGGATTACTGGCTATCTGCATGGATTAAAGAGGGAAAGTCAGGCAAATTCATGGGTTTAGCAGTATCACCTAAAGAAGACTATCAGCCTAAACAAGCCCCTAAGAAGGCAAGTTTTGATGACGAATCTTTGCCTTTTTAAGTTAATATAAACCCGAGGGGAGAGCTGTGCAAAGGATTTTCCTAGCTTGCAGACGAGCAGTTTTCCCCTCACCCAATAGGAGTTAATAATGAATGATATTTTTGGCAACATGAAGCAGTCAATGGACAGATTCTTTGGTTCACCAGCGTTTAAACTGGCTAGAAGAGAAGATCCTACAACAAGCCATCAGGCGGCTCAAGCAGTTGATAGCACCAAGCTAGAACAAATGGTCTACGAGGCCATTAAGAGCCATCCAGAGGGATGTATTTCAGACGACATCCTTGGTATGTTCCCAAACTACCCATATTCCTCAATAACGGCAAGGTATCGTGCTTTGTTAGACAAGGGATTTATCGAAGTCACGGGTGTCAAACGTGGCAAGTTTGGCAGAAATCAACGGGTTATGAGGGCAACAAAATGATAGAACTACCACCACATTCCAAGATTAGCTACCCTTCAGTTCCCCTAAAAGACTTCAAATGGGAGTCTGGATCAGACGTTCAAACCCTGTGGAGAAAACATGGCTGGACACCACCCTCAGAGACTATGACCCCACCACCACCTCCTGAGAGAGTAGAAGTTCCTTTAAGGAGAGTGAGATGAGTACAAGAACAGTTTACTTAACATTTTTCTTGTGTTTGGTTCTATTTTGGTCATGGGTCAGTTGGCTAGTGTGGAGTCATTTATGAATGAAACCCAAACCAGAAACGATACTCTTGAAGAAATAGCCCAAGAGTTTGACAAAATGAAACCCTTTGGTGACACAGCACAGAGTTTTGCTACTTTTGTAAGGAATATGAAAGTCTGCCCGCCTTGTCATGGGAACTGCAACCAAGGCAGAACTTGCCCCGCTAGGTTAACTAAGAAATAGCTTTTTCTCGGCTACTCTACGTTTGACAAGCCCAGAGACTTCTTTCCCACCCGCCTTAGTCCACGACATAAAGGCTTCTGCTGCCCCCTCCCAATCCTCACGATTAACCTTCATGCGGATTGTGGAGCGTTGGTAGTTCCCTAGCCCTGCGTTGTAAGCAAAACTGGTAACAGCGTCAAATTTACTTTGATGATTAACCAGATTAGGAGAAAGTCGAAGAACACCACGTTCAAAACTATTGATGTCCACCTTGAATAAATCGACCAGTTCCTCTTTTGACCATACACGATTATCTTCCCCCTTGAGTTGGTAATCAGACCTGATAAGCCCTGCATAACCCTCTTTACGGACGTTTGGGAGGTTTAATTGGTCAGCGTACATAGCGTGACCCCACCCAACAGTCCAAATAGCAGCAGAACAGCGGTATGGCTTGTTCCTGTAGCCTTCAAAGAAGTGCATCAAGTCCTCACCAGCTTTGCTGATCTTCATTTCTTGCTCCAACCTCTTGATCCGAACCAAAACCCAATAATTCCACCCAACATTGCCATCTCATCGGTAGAGAAAATGATGTCTGACAAACGAATTAGGTCATCTATGCTAGTTACTAAACTAGGGCGAGAGTAGATGTAGTAGGCAATCCAAGCATTGATTCCAACCAACTCAAATACAAAGATATAGGTCACTGTAGGTCTAACAGTACCGACATAGTTGGCAACCCATTGAGAAGCCCTCTCTAAGACCTTCTCATCGTGTTTTAGGGCCGCCTCAGTCATCTGTGCTTCAGACTGCATGGCAACTTGGTCTGTCCTGATCTCCTCCATACGCTCTTGGGCAGCAAAGCCTTGAGCCATCATCTGAAGTTGCATTTGAACTTGAATGTTAGCCAAGGCTAATTCATGCTTTTGATCTGCTTTGTTCTGAAAGAAGTCTAGTAGTTTTGGTAGACCAGAGATAAGTAAACCACCAAGTGTTGAGAATAGAGAAAGCATTATTAGTCCTTACATTTAGATTTTTCGTCATTTTGCATTAGCTTGATACCACTCAGGAATCCAATCATGCCTCCGATAAGAGTAGAAAAAGCGGGTGAAATCATTTTGAATATCTCTGCGTTGTCCACTTCCTTTGCCCACAGACCCAACATAAAGCTGATTACCATAGCCAATACGGAGATGCACAATGTTGCGCTTACCATGAGTGTCACCCACAGGGTTAACTTGTCTTTCACTTCTATCTGTGGTTTTGTTGGATTCTTGGTCATACATATATATCCAATTTACGATTAGTAAAAATCTCAAGACTAAGTTGATTGCGTTCTGCCTTTTTAACGTACAACTCAAACTCAAGTTCATCAATTTTAATATCCATCTTTTGCATCTTCAGAGCCTGTTTGTACTCTTCATTAAGACGTTCAGTCCTTCTCTCAAGCGCATCTGTTTTAGTTGGATAACCCTCTGGTTGCACCATTGGATACCATTTATACAAGGGCGGTATCACTTCTTTTCCCTCTCAAGTGCAGTCTTATACCCACTAATCACCAATGCTCTCAAGTTGTGCGAATCAGAAGTTCCACCCCATTCAGCTAAATTATTCCAAATTACTAAAAAGTCGGTACTTTTGCATAAGTGCTGATGTTTTGTAAGCCACTCAGCCATCTGTCTATGTCGCTCAGTTGGGTCATGGATGCCCCAAGCAATTGAGTAAAACTCACGCACACTACATAGGTCTTTGCCTGTAGATTGAAGTGCTAGAACTAAAACAAGTGCTACTAGCCATTTCACGGGTACGCCCAAAGAATGATGAAACTACAAAAAATGACAAAAGCACTAATACATACCGCAGCGATAAGAGCTTCGGCATAGTCTTTCACTTAGTCGCCCGACAAAAGTTTGTTAGTACCACGAATTTCCATCTTAAATGGTGGTTGTGGGTTTGTTAACAAGCCTTCACGGAAAGCGGCACGAGTCTTTGGCCCTTGTGTCTTTCCACTTAAATCAGGTCTTGCCACCCGCAATGTATTTTCCATTTGTTCAGCAAGGTCTAACATTCGTTCTCTGTTGGCAATGGCTTGTTGTTGTGCATCTCTAGTCTTTGCACGAGCCGCAATTTGCTCAAAAGCAACAGCTTTATCACGGGCTTTTTGCACGGCATTTGTTGCCCACTCTACGTCTTGCAGTCTATTAAGAATGCTTTCATTAGAAAGAGTTTTCATGCCTGGAACAACTTCAGCCAAATCAGCTTTGACCTTGCTCCATGCAATCTTCTCTTCGGCAGTCATTGCAAATGCTTGAGAAACACCACGTTCAAAAGTAGTTTCGCCTTCAGTTTTTACAATACGTGTGTATGGTTTAGCACCAGTTTTAGGGGAGATTGTTTGAGTTCTATAGCTAGTGCTAGGTTGTTCAATAACCTGACCAGACATTTTCTGTATAGCTGACTCTAAAGCGGTAGGTAATACACCACCAACACCAGATGTAGTTACTGGAACAAGATTGCCAGCAGCATCAAATGTAAACTCAAGACCACCTCTTGCTGGTTGACGATTAGAAGCCTCCACAGCGGCTTGCTGAATTTCTGTTTGTTGACCAAGTGTGCGAGACATTTCTGCTCTACGAGTATCTTCTGTTCGCAAGCCAGAAAGAGTGCCTTGTGCGCTTGGTGAAGGAAGTTGAGGAGGAGTGGGAGCAAAGCCAGGTGTCGTTACTCTTGGGCCATACTCATTAGGTTGAATCACAAAGTTTGGCTGATATGGGCCTTGTCCTTGACCCAAAACCTCTACGGGTGCTTGATAAGGAACAATAGCCTGACTCTGTGGAATAGGTTGTGCCGCTGTTGCTACCTGACTAACAGGGATACGGGCATCACGCAAACTTAAGCCAGCTTGATACTTTGGTGAGGACATGATGTTAGACGCAAGCATACCCGCACCTTCACCCGCAAGTACACCAGCAGCAGTACCAAGAACAGAGCCAGTTACACCGCCTAGTTGATAGCCAAGAGTAGCACCCGCTGTGCCACCAATCCCAGATCGAGTAATTCGAGGCGCACTTAAAATAGACTCTGTTGCTTTGGTAGTAAATGCGTCAGGGAAGTTGCCAGCAATTTTACCAAGAGCCGCAATGTCACCAGTCATCGCATTATCTTTTTCGGTAATACGACTTAGTTTATTAACATCAATCATGCCTGTATTGAAGTCAGTTGCATCTTCATAAGCATAAGTCTTGGCCATCTTTTGACGAGCTTGTCTAAAATCAGATAACAATTTAGGATTGGAAATGTTAGATTCAATCATTGCTTCTAAAGAATTAGCAATTGCCAATCGTGTGTCGGCAAGATCAAGAGCCTGTAAATCGGCACTTTTATTATTGTATGTTTTTCTTGCTTCTTGACGAAGAGTTTGAACATTTTTAAGAATTTGAGCACCATCTAATCCAGTACTTGTTTTGCTTATTGCGTCATCAATAATTGCATTTATTGCTTTTGTTTTTTGATTAGCACCAATTACCGCCTGATCTGGCCTTAAATTATTAAGAGAAGAGATTAAATTGTCATCAGCCACCATTGTTGGCAGTTTTTTTACTCGACTGTAAGGTTCTGCAACACGCATTCTTGCTTCATTAAATGGTGCTTTGCTATTAAATTCAGTAGTTTCTGGCAAACCCAATTCATTTATCGCAATTTTGCGTATTTGATTTTTGTTTGCATTAGCAATAGCATCAGTACCACGCTGACCCGCAACAGCAGATAAAGTTTTAGGGATTAATGTTGGTTGAATTTGCTCTGGACTTAAAGCAATACCCAATCGTTGCGCTTCTTTGGCGGCATCAATTTGTGGCCCACGAGCATAGTCTTCTAAAGACATTCTTTCACGTCTAGCTTGAACCATTGGCTCAAAAGGCATCTTTGCCCCAATAACAGCCTTTTCTAATGCGGGGGCGGCTAACTCTCGTGCTGTTCTGGCGACTGGTCTTGCAATACCAGGTAAAGCAAGGGTTAATGTTCCCATGTAATTTTCTATATCAGCTACGGGTAAACCTGTTTTTTCAGCAATAACCTTAGCACCCTGTTGGAAGTTTTCTCCAATATAGTCCATAAGTTGACGAACAGCCTCACCCTGATATTCTGGAGTCTCAGTAACGCCAGCCATCTTTCCAAATGGCTTGTCAACAGCAGAAACAATCCTTTGTGTGGCCGCTTGTGCTTCTTCAGGAGAACGTCCTAAACGTGCCAAAGGATACCCAACCATTTGTGCCGCAGCAGGTAATACTCCACCAACTGTTACGTCAGCAAGAGAAGCAGTAGATCGACCAAGAGATATTGCAGATTGAAGCAATTGACCTAAAGATGTTTTTTCTCCTTTAGGTGCAGTTAATGGTTGTTGTGTAACAAAAGTAGCAAAAGGATTCTCTTGCTCTGGTTCAGCAACAAACTCAGCAAATGGATTAGTAGCCATTTATTTTGCTCCTTTTACTCGTTGTGCCGCACCCGCCCCAAATAAAGCATCAAATTGTGCATCAGTACCAGCACCACGTTTGAGAGCATCAATTGCGGTTTGAGGAATATTTGTAGCATTTTGCATTTGACTTGGTATTTGTGATGCTGCAGATTCTTTAACTCTATAGGCTTTCAGTTCAGGTCTATCAAATAAAGATTTGCCACCCTCACCGCTAAACCATGCATCTTCTGCACCATCATAGGTTGAATTTGTTTTCCACCATTTGTCGTAAAAATTACGTTGGTCAATGTCTCTCTTCAATTGAGCTTTTGCAACACCAATCAAGAATCTATTTGCTTCTTTAGTATTACCAAATTGTGCGCCAGTAGTAGTAATCCGTTGAGCATCAGATTCTGTCTGTGGGCCTTTTTGTTCTAACTGACGTTGTAAAACAGCGGCATTTGCATTGGCTAAGAATGTTTGAGCATTTGTAGCAAGACGTTCAGCTTCTGGAACACCTAAAGCCGCTAATACTTTTGCTCCTGCGGCAACAACTTCAGTACCAAATCCAGTATCAAAACCTTTATCTAGTATAGATAAGTTTGACTCTAAACTTGGCAATGTTCTAACAGCAATACGGGCTTGATCTGAAACGCCCTCATATTGTTTAACCAACATTTTCCCACGAGCACCTTTTTCTTCTTTTTCTTGCTCTGGCAACTTTACTCCAACTGTTGTAGTTGATGTAACTCTATTAACTTGACCAGCATAAGGCTTACGATATTGTTTGCCATCATCTCCAATTTCATAAGTAAATTGTTGGTCAGAATTAACATCCAAGAAAACTGCTTTTTTAGTTCCTTCTGCAACGCCAACAGTTTTAACATTAGGTGCGGTTTGTTTAGTCTTATCTGTTATACGCTCTAACTCAGCTAACTGATACGTCAATATATTCTTTGTTCGATTGTTTTCAGGAGTTTGCTCTGCGGCTTCTAATTGTGTAATTCCATCTTTCAAACTTGCAATTTTGTTTGCAATCTGAATATCATTAGGAGTTGCTTGTTGACGTTCACGAGAAGCCTGAGCCTCAGATGCTAATGCAGCCGATTTTCTTTGTTGTGTTTGTGCTATTAAACTTTCTGTATTGCGAGCCTTATCAACCAAAGCCATAGCAAACTCATTATCTCCAATACTAGCGGCTTTCTTTGCTACTTCAATTAAAGATTGTGGATTACTAATATCCATCTCTTGTAGTAACTGATTACGTTGCGTCATACGCATAAGAGCAGGGTCTTGTACACCCATAGCACCTGCAATAGCACCACCAAGCCCTCTAGCACCCGCATAGGTCATTGCCGCACCTGCCGCCTCTGGGCTTAATTGGGCTAATCTAATGCCTTCTGCTAAAGCACTTGTTCTTTGTTGCTCACCATACATTTGTGGGGTTATGCCAAACAGACCCGCTACGATATTTTCTGCCATGATGAATCCTTACAAATATAAACCGAGGTCTTGGCTACCATAATAGTTACCAGTTCCAAATGTTGTTGCTGGCGCACTCAAGGCCGTAGTTGGTGGTACACCAGACAATGCGCCTGTTAAAGCCTCTCCAACCAAGGGGTTGGAAGCCGCACCATATAAAGCAGAAGCGTATGGGTTTCTGGTTGCCGCTGCACCAGTAGCCAAGTCTACGCTTTGACCCGCACCCAATAAACCAAAACGAGCCACATTAGCACCTGCGGTAGCAGATTGTTGAGCAAGGTTTGCACCCATTGTCAATGGTTGTTGTGCCAAAGTCTCTAGGTTCTGGAATTGTCCCAAAGCAGTAGTGTAAGGAGCATAAGCCGCTTGTTGACCTGCGTAATACTGACCCATAGTCTGTGCGCCAGTATTAAGCAATCCCGCACCAAATGCAACCTGTTGTTGACCTGCTTGTTGAGCACCAGCCGCCAATTGAGCCTCTTGAGTAGCACGAGCGTTATACAAAGCCTGCAGTTCAGGAGTTGTATTACCCAAAGTACCACCTTGAGCAACCGCCAAACCACCACGACCTTGTTGTTGCAGTTTGTTTTGCAGATTAGCTAACTCCAACTCTCTGCCTGGTTGTAACAATTGCATCTGTTGATTGAGATAGTTCTGAGCAACATCTTGAGGATTCTGAGCAAGGTACTTATTGCCCAAACCAAACAAACTCTGTGCGCCTGTTTGCAAAGGAGCAAATTGTGCCTGTGCGCCTTCAGCTTGTGCCAAACCTTGATTACCTAAAGCAACCAAACGATTCTGTGCTTCTAAAACACCTGGGCTTGCCGTATATCCTGCGCTTATCAACTGACCTGTTACTGGATCAAGTTTAAATTCAGACGTACCAAAGCGAGTGGTCATTCCTACTGGACGAAAAGCCGCAGCTTGTTTAGCGGCAGCAGTCTCAGTATCAATCATTGCCCTTGCTTTATCAGCCGCTTCTTTAGAAGTCTGCTGTTGGAGAAGACCTGCCGCAGTTTGTGCTCCTGTTGTAAGCAAACCCGCATATTGAGCCGCAGTTAGACCTAATTTAGCCGCATCAGCAATCTGTGAGGCAGTAAGTGCCGTTGCCGCAGTGGTAGCCGCATTGCCTGTCAAAAGACCAGTAGTTGCACCAGTAGCCGCAGTAACAGCACCTACCTCTGCCGCTGTGTAACCCGCTGCCGCCAATTGTGAAGACGTAAACCCAAGTCCTGCCGCTTCTGTTGCAGTTAAGCCTAGACCTGCCGCCTCAGTAGCAGTAAGAGCCGCTGATCCAGAACCAAATATTCCTGAGAGTGCTTCAGGGCCAGCAATTCCGAGTGCCGCACCCGCAACAATAGCGGCTTTAACTAAGTCTTTTTTCAGAGTGCTTGAAGACGCACCTTCTGTATAGAATATTGGTTTACCAGCTTCAGTAAACTGAACACCAAAACCAGTATTACCAGCACCTTCGTAAGAGCCAGACCAGAGATTTCCCTTGGTTCTTTCGCCATAACCAGAAACAAGTTTCTCACCAGTTTCTTTGTTAATCACGCCAAGAAAACTTTTACCCACTTGTGAAATGTCGGTAACGCCACTCTTAGCTAAGTCATCAGCCATATAACGGGCGGCAGTTTCAGGCTTAACATCACCCTTCCAAGTACCAGTTGTGTTCTGGGCTAGGATTTGTTTTGCTAGTTTATCAACATTGGTAGAGTTATATGTAAAAGCACTAATGTTCTTGATAACTCTATCTCTACTGATTCCATAGGCTTGAGCCGCAGAAACAATATCCCGAATAGAAGCATAAGGATCAAGATAACTTAGGTCTTTTAACGCCTTCTGAACTTCGGCATCTGAATACGTCTTTACTTGGTTGGTCAAAGATAAGTTCTGACCTTGAGTAAGTAGACCTGTATTTGTTGTTGGAGTAGTAATTACTGGGGTAGCAACAGTGGTTCCTCCTGAACCCAACGAGGAATAAGCCGCATTGATTTGATCTGGAGTCAGTCCATAGGTGCTTTGGGCATAAGCAGACAAAGCCTCTCTTGACGTGCCTGGTCTTGCCGCCAACTCAGCCGCTAGAGCCGCATTGATTTCTGCTTGTGTAGCCATGATATTTTCCTTTACAGATTGGCAGCATCAAGTCGTGATTTAAGCGACTCAATAATTGTTTGTTGTTCTTGGATAGCTTTTATAAGCATTGGAACAAACACGCTGTATTTCACAGCCTTTGTAGTTGTGCCAAGGTGATTTCCTTCTGCGTCTTTGTCAGGAGACTCATCAATCATTGATGGGAAAACTGTTTCCAACTCTTGAGCAACAACACCAAGTTGCTTGTTTGTGTCGCCAATCATGTTGTAGTTACGCACCTTGACTTGCATTAGGTCAGCAAGTTTTGGTGATGCGTCAACAATGTTTTCTTTTAACTTAACATCAGAAATTGCGCCATAACTATTATTGGTGTTTGTTACATTTCCTGAATCAGCAACCCTAAACCTAAAAGCGACACCAAAACAAGCTGCACCAATAAAGTAATATGAGTTATCAGTTGTATTTCTATCAGCGTTTATGGCAAATGAATAGCCTGTAAAACTAGCATTAGAACTTCTAATCTCTAAGCCTGTATTGTTAGCACTGTTATTAAATTCATTTGTGGTAGAGGTGCTATTTGTATAAGTACCAGTATCACTTGCTTTTAAGTAACCTGTATTAGTAAATCTAGCTCGTTCTGTGTCGTTAGTCGCAAAAATTATTGGGCCGTTTTCTTTGTTGGTCAAAGACAACTCGGTTGCACTCATCAAGAATCTAGACCCATTTGTTGAGCCTGTTCCAGTTCCTGTGTTTTGCAAATAGATTTGAGAAGTAGCAGCAGACGGGTTGTAAAGTGTCAGCATCGCATCTGAAGCGGCTGTGGTAGTTGTTCCAATTGAAACAAGGCCTGTTGTGTAATAAATGTTTGAACCGCTAGTTGTCCATTGGCTTGAGCCACCAGATGCAGTAGCCCAAGACAAAGTTCCAGAGCCATTGGTTGACAATACTTGTGCGCTTGTTCCATCAGTAGCAGGAAGTGTCCAAGTCACATTTGCGGCAACTGTTGCAGGTGCTTGAAAAGCTACCCAATTTGATGAGTCAGCATCAGCAAATCTCAAATCACCTTGAGCATTAAGAGTCACATCACCTGTTAAGGTAGGTGATGCTGACAAAACATTGTTGCCTGTTCCTGTCGAGGTTGTAACCCCCGTACCGCCATTGGCTACTGGCAAAGCAGTACCTGAGTAGGTCATTGCCAATGTGCCAGATGTAGTAATCGGTGAACCAGAAATACTAAAGAGACTTGGTACTGTTGCCGCAACGCTAGTTACAGTTCCAGAACCACCACCTCCAGAAGCCGCAATGGTTTGGTTAGGCCATGTTCCAGTAACAGTTACGTTTGTTCCCGCAACAATACTAGGAGTTGCTGTTCCTGTACCACCATTGGCAACAGGGAGTTGACCTGTTACGCCTGTGGTCAATGGCAAACCAGTTGCATTGGTCAAGGTTGCACTTGTTGGTGTTCCAAGAATAGGAGTCACCAAAGTGGGAGAAGTAGCAAATACGTTAGCACCAGTACCTGTCTCATCTGTCAAAGCCGCTAAAAGGTTGGCAGAACTAAATGAACCAAGAGATGTTGCATTACCAGTAGATGTAATAGCACCAGTAAGGTTTGCATTAGTGGTGACGTTACCCGCTGTCAGACCTGAAGCAGTACCCGTAATGTTTGTGCCAACCAATGCGCTTGGAGTTCCAAGGGCGGGTGTAACTAGGGTAGGACTTGTTGCAAAGACTAAAGCACCTGTACCTGTCTCATCAGAAACAGCCGCAAGCAAGTTAGCACTTGATGGAGTACCTAGAAAGGTTGCTACGCCTGTTCCAAGACCCGAAACACCAGTGCTGATAGGCAAGCCAGTAGCGTTGGTCAGAGTTGCACTAGAGGGAGTTCCTAAAGCGGGTGTAACTAACGTTGGTGATGTTGCAAATACAGCAGAACCAGTACCAGTTTCGTCAGTCAAAGCCGCAAGTAAGTTTGCAGAACTAAATGATCCTAAAGACGTTGCATTGCCAACTGAGGTTACTGCGCCTGTTAAATTGGCGTTTGTCACAACTGTAGTGGCATTACCAACTGAAGTTACGCCACCTGTCAGATTAGCATTTGTCGTAACATTGCCAGCAGTTAAGCCAGAGGCAGTTCCTGTGATATTTGTGCCGACAAGTGCAGAGGGAGTTCCCAATGCGGGAGTCACCAAAGTAGGACTGTTTGACAGAACAACATTGCCTGTACCTGTTGAGCTAGTTACACCAGTACCACCATTCGCAACGGGCAAAGTGCCAGTAATGTCGGAAGTAGAAAGGCTTACTGCATCCCATGATGCGTTAGTGCCATCAGTTTGGAGATACTTGTTTGCGTTGCTTGTTTGGCTAGGCAATAGGTTGTTCAAAGCAGCAGTAGCCGTAGAAGCACCAGTACCGCCATCAACCACCGCTAGATCAGTAATACCAGTAATTGAACCACCAGTAATTGCGGCAGAAGCATTGTCTGTTTTAGTGCCAACAGCAGTCTGAATGTTGTTGAACTCAGTATCAATCTCAGTACCCTTAACAATCTTTAATGGATTGCCAGGTGATAGATTATCTTTACTGGCGAAATTGGTGGTCTTGGTGTATTGGCTCACAGTATTTCTCCTTAGCCCATTTTGCCATCTTTGGCTTGAATTTCAATCTTTTGCAATGAAAAAGAAACACCTTTAATGGTTGTTTCATACCCTGTTTGAACAATCTTTCCTGCACCTGAAGCATTGGCAGAAAGAGTCTTAATTGGCACACCGCTTGTGTATTCAGCAATGTTGTATTCAGCAGTTCCATATTCATAACTTGTCTGTGAAGGAATATAGACGTTCTCGGCACGATAAGCACCTGAATAATCAAAGCCCCAATTGATAGATAAGAACTGATCTGAGCCACCAATCACAATGGCAGTAACAGACTTCAGAATAGAAATCTGGTTAGGGTTGCCCAAGTCTGCATTATTCGTGTAGTACGCAAATCGGTACGTATTGGTGTCATCAAGATAAGTTCCATACTTGCCGATATAGCCATTCTTACCAATATACAAGTCGCCATTACGCAATGAACGTAAAGCAGTAGGAGCAATTGAGTCCCACTTGGTTACACGGGAAGCACCATCTTGCAATGTTTGCTTGGTATCAAAGCAGTAAACTTGGAAAGATGCGGGTAAAACAAGCAGATAAAAGGCTTCTTTTTCTGAGTAAACAGACTTCAAATTAGCCAATGTTTCGCTTGCTAAAGATGAATTTAGGTCAAAACGAACATTCTTAGATAGGTCTCTCAGGGGAGCAGACTTCTCTTGGATAGTCCTCATCAATGAGCGAACACCTGAATCTGACAAGAAAACTACGTCAGTACCAATACTTTGTATGGTATCCCTTGCTATGCACCCAATAGAACCTACTGTGTCGCTTAGAACAAGAGATGCGGGGGTAGAAGCACCAGAATAGACAAGAATCTGTCGTTTACCAAAGATAAACAAGAAGTCATTGTGAGCTGCCAAGCCCATCACTTCATCAGCACCATTAGGCCATACACGAGAGACATCTAATGAGCCTGAAGTACCACCCCCCCATACATGACCTGCAATCAGATCAGAGAAGGTGATAGTTGTTTTGTCAGTAGCAGTATTAGCCACCCACAGACGACCAAATGCTGAGATGCAGATGTTGGCTTGTGGAACAGTCGCAACATAACCTGACTTCTCAGATATTCTGCGATAAGTAGTTGTACTTACTGCGGGGTCATAAATCAAAGGATCGTGACCTGTTTGAAAGAAGTATGCAATCCCATTCAAGGAGGCAGTTTGCCAGTTGGATGCAGTAATGGTAGGAGCAGTACCCCCCCCACCATAGGTCAACTCAGTCACCGCATTAGAAGTGCCAAGTTTGAATAGCTTATTGTTGCCAGCAAACAGAACTGTAAGAGTCCCGTCAGTCTGGACTAATTCATGGATAACACCAACGTCATTAGCACCCAAAGCACCAGTTGATGAGTTAACTCTTGACCAACCTTTTCTAGCACCAATACGACCATACTGATCCAAGATGCAGTTAGTCGCAACCAAAGCAAATCCCGCCCCTAAATCGAGGGGAGAATCTTCAGTATTCAGACCATAAAAGCCTGGTGCTGAGAGACTGTAGCTTTGAAGTTGTGATGCCATTAGATTGCCACAAAGTTGTCTTCAGGATAACGAGTGCTTTCCATCGCAATAGCGTCAGAGAGCATTCCTTTAAACAGAGCATAAGCCTCGGTAGAGTTTGTTCCACCATCTTCGCCACGCTCAATCAAAGCACGAGCATAGGCACTTTGAGTCACCAAGTAGTCTAAAACTTTGACTGAAGTACCATCAGCAGTCAAATTAGCTTGTGGAATAGTCACTTCAAACTTTAAAGTAAATACGCCAGAAGGAATAGGATACAAATCAACTTTTGTGTCACCACTAGAATCTGCGCCATTGAAGCAATATTGTGCAGGAATGCCTGTAGCTGGTGTGCCAAAACTCAACTTGCGGTTCATGTCTGAAACTGCAATGTTGCTCAATACAATATTGCTTGTAGTATTAAGGGCTTCAGCAATACGAAACTTCTGACCAGTACCAGTTAAAGAGTATGAACTTGTATTGGCAGCAGTCGTAACTGTAACTGTCTGATTTAAGACATTCCAAGTGTATGTATCTTCAATCTGACGCTTGGCATCATTGACAAACTTGCCAATCAAAGAGGAGTAGATTGTTTCGCCAACAGTAGATACTGTGCTTTCACGCAAGCGAACTAACACATCGTTAACAAGTTCTAAGTAGGTCATGTTCGTTGTGCTCCTTGAACCTCAAATGTGGCAATAAAACTGAATGTACTTGCACTTTGAGTCGTAATTTGAATCTTATCGCCTTCTTCTAAAACGATATAAGCATTGCCATCAAACTGAAGATAGGCTTTAGCAGTAAAGTCGTATTGAACAAGAATGTCATAAGTAGTTGCTGAACTAGCGTCATACCATTGAACTGTGATGTGCTTTGTCGATCCACCAGTATTGTGGATATACATGACAGTAAATTTGGCGTAGTAACCCGTTGGTACTGTGTAAACAGTAGTCAATGTTGCCGCAGCAGGGCTAACTCCAACAGATACTGGTCTCACTTCATATTCCTCTTAGAGATCGCTTTAGCTTTAGCTTTAGCGTCTTCCTTGGACGTTGCGCCCCAAGCTCTAAGAGAAAGTAAAAGTCGGGTAGGCTTTCCATCTTTCATCTCAGCGCCAGGCATATTGCCCATTCGTGCTAAAAAGGATGCCCTACGAGGGTTATCTCCCGACTTGACTGGTGGTTTTAAATTGCCACCTGTTTCTGCATTATACGATGCTCTACCTTTGGCATTCAAGCCCCCCTTGGGGTTTTTTCCTTCTTTTGTTTGCCAAGCAGGACTCTTCATATCTACCTCATCTATATTTTGCTGTTTTCTTTGCAATTGCTTTAGGTTGGGCAACAAACTGTTTACCAGCCTTTGTGCCTTCACGTTTGGCTTTGGTGGTTGCCGCATACTCTTTAGCCGACAAAGACTTGATAGCCGCCTCTGGCAAATACCTCTCACCCGTAACAGATGAAGGTTTACCAGACTTGGTTCGCCAATTCTGTTTAGACCAATCTTTCAGGGACTGTTGAGGATTTTTCATGTCTTGTACCCACCAAAATTATCTTTTAAGTATTGTGCTGCTGCTTCAAGTATTTTAATATTGTCCCTTGCATGACCAAGAGTTGTATTGCATGGATTGCATAACACACCCCTCACTTTACCAGACAGATGGCAGTGGTCAACATCAAGCCTTTTCCCTAGTTCTTCTTCAGAAATGCCACAAATCATGCAAGAAAAATTCTCTGCCTCTCGCATTTGCTCCCATTGTTCATAGGTCAAACCATAACGCAACTGTAGTTTTTCTGTTTTTCTATTTTTTGGCGTTGTTTCACTATCACGCTTATGTTGTTGATGGCAAGGCTTGCAACGGGAACTACTGTATTTTTTATTGCTCCACTTATCATGAAACAAATAAAAATCTGTAACAGGCTTTTCTTGTTCGCACAATTTACATACCTTAGTCACGATAACCGCCACCTTTTTTCTTGTATTCTTTAGCAAGAAGTTGTGCTTTACGGGCAGACCATTCACCAGGATCACCTCCTGAGCCACCCGCCTTAATCTTCTCAAACAAGGCTTTACGCATGGTAGGCTTGGTGTAAACCTTTGCTTGGTTGACCTTAGACTTCATTTCTTCTTAGGCATCTTTTTAGTCATACCAGCTTCAGATAAAGCGATAGCAATGGCTTGTTTCTTAGAAGTTACGGCAGGGCCTTTCTTAGACCCAGAGTGCAGTTTACCCGCACCATACTCTTTCATAACTTTGCTGATTTTGGCTTCTGCTTTAGTCTTTTTCATATCAGTACAAAACCTTTGCAGTGATAGTTCCAGATGTATAGGCGGTGCAATTAGCTCGCAAATACTTAGGCGCATTGGCAATAGTAATAATGCCATCAGCAGTCAAAGCAGTACCAATAGTTGCGTAAGTTGTGCCATCCAAACTGCCCTGAAAAGCAACAGTAGCATTCGTAATGCCTACAACCTGAAGGAATGCGGGTTGACCAGCATCGGCTTGAACTGCTTTAGAAGCACCAGTTGCAACAACGGCACTCAGGAGCGTAACGGGAGAAGTTAAAGAAGACATTATTTACCTCGTCCAGACTTTTTCATCATGTTAGTAGCTGTGCGACCACCACGGGTAGGCATAGCTCTTGGCTTACCAACAGCAATCATAATTGCCAATGGCATACCTTTTTTGGTATCTTTTTTAGCCGCTTTAGGGCTAGAAGTCTTGGTTTTTCCATACATCATTTCGATTTCTCCTTGGTTATTGGGCCACCTGATTTCCAAGCATCACAAGTTCTTGCCGCAGCACAGGTAAACTGAAACAAATCACAATATCCTAAATCAGCCGCTTTGACAAATTCTTCGTCATAGGACAACTCATTCTCTCCCTCGTCTTTTTCCAATCCACCCGTGATGCAAGCCATCATATTTGGTGTTTGGATAAAGGCGGCACAGTTTCCACAGCGCATACCTTTGATATTTTCTGTGGGAGCGTTGTACATCTTGGCCTTCTTTAGCCAAAACGAATCATTAGATTCTTCAGGATTAGGTGGGCCATAGCCAAACTTCTTGAACGCATTGTTGCGATTCTTCAGGTTGACAGACACATCCTGAGTGGCTATCGGACAAGTAAGGCCAGATAAGAGTTTCATTTTGTAAACACTCTGTCAGCAATAAAAGTGATAAGACCACCAATAAAAGAGGCGATAGCCATACCAACAAACATACCGCCTTTGGACTTGTTTGCCATCTCCAAAAGCGTTTTAATATCTTGGCGAAGTGCATGGACTTCTGCTTGTAAAGCCTCAACTTGGGCTTCTAGCTTACCAAATTCTCGTGGATCAATCTCAGACATTTTCGACCTTCCTTGGACGACCCATCTTCTTAACAGGCTTTGTTTCAGATGATATTAAAGGCTTTTTAGAAGTTTCAACTTCATCAATTCTGACATATCCTTCATGTCTTTTCATGCTATCAATATCGTGTTGATAGGTAAAAGATACTGTGTTTCCACTTTGTAAGCACTTGAATGTAGCCATAATAGTTCCAAAAAAAAAGGGGGGTACAAGCCCCCTTTTATTAGTTTACTGGACGACCAATGATAAGTTGCAGTGTTGTAGCTGCAATATCAATAGGTGCTGCTGTAGGGTTAATAGTAACGATAGTCACAGTACCAGAGGCTGAAACGTATGCTCTACGCATAAGACCAGCCTCAGACACACCAATTGACATACCAATAACCATGTCACCCAACAAAACGCCTGGAACTGCGACTGTATCTGTAGCGGTAGCTCCATTAGATACTGATGCGCTATCAAGAGTACAAGAAACGTCCCAAGTGTCTGTAAACAAACCACGGAACTGGTCATTTCCTCTGCGGGAAACAACTGCTGTTGCTGCTGCCATAATAAATCTCCTTAATGTAAAAAATCCCCCACCCGAAGGTGAGGGAAAGGTTGTATCAATTAAGAAGGAACAACCAAGGCAAACATAGATGAGGACGTAGCCGCACCAGAAGTAGCTGCTTTACGCAAAGCGGCAACACCATACAAAGTGTCAGAAGTAAACAGAGTAGCGAGGTACTCTTGTTTGTACTGAACTTGTGAACGGATACCAACTTGCTCAACCAGAACCATAGAGTCCTTGTGACCCATCAAGCAGACACGACCAATAGAAGTACCGCTAGCTGGATAAGCGGCAGTTGCAGAAGCATGGTCAGCATTGCTAGAAGTGAACACGGGGATACCATAAAGGTTACCGATTTCACCATTGCGGATAGCATTACCATCACCCACAAAAGCCTGTTCTGTGTAACGGGCAAGACCCATCAACGTATTACGGCTTGAAGGAGGAATGATGAAGAAGCGACCATCCATAGGAGTGTCGTTGTCATCCAAACGCTGAATAGTACGACGAATAGCCGAATCAGTCAGAGCAGAAGCGTTACCAGTGTTGGTGTTAGCTGTGTAGTCAAAGGTTGTTGTACCATCGCCACCAACAAAACCAGCTGTGTAACGTGCGCTATCAGCAGTACCGCCATTGGCAGAACGACCCAACTGAATCAAGTCTGTATCGACTTGTTTAGCCAAGGCATAACCTGCGTCAGAGGTGTAGAAGTTACGCATTGAGTTCAATGCTTGTGCTTCTGCGATGTCCTCGATCAAGCGGCTATATTCATAGTGCTTGTTAATCAGAACTTGAACTTCATCAGCCGTGTCAACAATTAAGGTAACTGCGTCTGTTTTAGTCTTTGCTGAAGCGTTGCCACGACCAGGGGCTGGAATGTGAACTGTGTCACCCTTCTTGCCCTTGAAGTTCATCTTCATAACCAAGTTCGCTAGAACAAGGTTCTTCTTGTAACTGGCAACAATTTCATCACTCCAAATTTCAGGAATGAAGTTAGCCGCTGTGGTTACTGTGGTTGCATTGTTAGGTGCGAATGCTGTATTAGCCATAATTAAATCTCCAAATAGTTAAATTTTACCTGACCCGACCTTCTTGATACGCTACCATGATTTCATCAGATAACGCTTCATAGCGGTTAGGGTCTTGCATTTTCAGCCGAATAAGGTCAGCCCTACGATATACTTTCTTTGATGATTCACCAGAACCACCCGTATCAACTCCAACAGCTTTAAGAGTTTGCTTTCTTGATGCTTCTCCCGCATCACTTACTTGCTTATTCTTAACGCCACGAAGTTGCTTGTAGGTAGATAGCAATTCATTGGCTGAGTCGAAATCATATCCAGAATCGGCTTGCTCAAAAATCTTAATGCGAACAGGGCTAGACTTCACCCAATTTGCAAAATCCTGATCCTTGGCGATGTCTCCAAAGTCGGGATGTTCTTGCGCTAACCTTTGCTGAATCTGTGACCTTTTCATTTCTAGCGTTACTTGACGTGCCGCTATGATGTCTGGGTGACTATCAACTGTCCTTTGAACTGCCCTCTGTGGATTCTCAAAGAAATCTACTTCAGGCTCTTCCTGTCTAGTCTGTTGCTGTCGTGACCCAAGGTTCTGCTTAATAAGTTCATCGGCTAACTTACGGACTTCGCCTACTTCTTGTGCTTGCTTTCCAATTAGCTTTTCAGCCTCTTGGTGCATCCTCACAATATCGTCTAAACTTTTGTCCCTGTATTTCTCAGGAAGTTCAGCCTTTTGCTCAATCTTCTGTTGTTCGATCTCTAACTCACCAAACTCTTCTTTGTCGTTGTCAACTAACATACTTCTTTCCTTTTCCTGCCGTCTATCGGTTGTAGGAGATTCAACTCGGCATAATTGCTTATGAGTTGAGTTTGCGCTCAGATTTCAACTTGTCGTTATGGCTTTTATCAAACTTGGCGTGAGCCGTTGGGAATGAACCAGACCATCCTTCAAGCCTAAAATAAGGCGCAGATAAAGTGCGATGAGATTCCTCACCACACTCACACACAAGACTCGTTGTCTCATAAACAGTAAGTCTCGAAGTTTTATGCCCATTTACACAGGCAAATTCATACATTCTTTTCATTTAAGTCCTCAAATGCTCTTTCGCTGACTTGTTTCAAGTTTTTCAGCCAAATAAGGATTGATAACTCACCTTTTCTGAATTGTAGACTTTTTTCATCTGCAATTGTTGAAATATTATTCAAAGGTTCAATCATTTTGTCAACATCTTCCATCAATTCTCTCCACCCTTGAGTGGACATCATGGAAAAACGCTCTTCGTAATACTTCTGGAGTTCCTGATTCATTGTCTAGTCATCTGTTTTTCAACAATCTTAGCCTTGTTCTGAATATCCGCCTCTTTAAGCATCAATTCAGCAACTTTGACACGCTTATCAAACTCTTTTGAAGCCAAAGCATCATCAGTAGGTAGGTTCTTGGTGTTAGCCGCCATGCTCTTAGCTTGCAACTCAATAGGCATCAATTGCGCTTCAGTCAATAACTTTTGCGCTTCAGCCTTGTTCTGCTCTGCTTGTGTAGTTTGGACAGCAATCTGTGCTTGAGCCAGTTGCATAGCCAATTGTTGTTGCATCTGAGCCGCTTGCTGGGCCTGTGGGTCAGCCTGAGACATCTTGTCAAGCATGGCAATCAACTCATATCGGTTTGACAGAGAAGAATTAGCCATAATGCCCTTCAAAATGATAGGCAAAACAGGGGTATTCGGGCCAAGAGTCTGCAATAAACCAATCATTTGCTGTTGTTCATGCTCACGGGCAATGATTCCGAGTGCTGCCGTAGGAATGAATTTCATGTCCACAGTAGGATAACGCTCTGGATCGAACTGCATATAGCGATAGGCGGCTTTGGTGATGAAGGGGATCATAAAATCCTCTTGAAAGTTCACCAAGGTACGCTTGTATTTCTTGATAATCGAAGCTACTGCCATCGATATACCACCCTGACCGCCATCTCTGGCAACGGCAGTAACCATGCCCTGAGAGTCAAGAGTGCCTGTTGCCATCAAAAGCATACGCTCAAACTCTTTGGCAGTTGTCAGATTAGAACCATCAGTATTGCCAAACTTGAACGGGAACAGAATCTCATTGGGATTGCCGTTTGTCAGGATTGCCTTTCCTGGCTTTACTTCAAACTTAGCACCCCTTGGGAGGCGAGTGGCATCCATAGCCATCATTGGGCTAGTTGTCAGAGCTAGTGAATCTAAGTGGCTACGCACTTGGGCATCAATAGCCTTTTGTGAGTTATAAGCCTTCTCGACAGTACCACGACCCAATAAGCGATTAGGAACTGTATCGTCCTGATAAGCAAGGATTGGGCGATCCTTCATCATGTATGGGTTCTTTTCAGCTTTGAGAAGAGTCCCATCATTGGCAATCACTACGATAGCCTCAACCAAATCGGAATACTCATCCTGAATACTGTCTTCAGGGAATAGGTCTTCTACTTCAGCACCATCCGCTTCTAGTTCTTCAATGTACTCTCTAGGTACTAAACCATAATAGGTCAATAATTTAACTTTATCGTCTTCGTACTGAGTAACCTCTTGGGTAGGTTCTAAGTCAGAGTCCATAGAGTCTGTGCCGACTTTTACCTTGCGATAAATGCCATCTTCTTGACCTTTGACGACCTTGTGGATGGATACATACTTTTCAACAGCCACACCCATACAGTCATCAATAGATGTTCCATTGGGGTCAAACAAGAAGTTGCGGGGGTTAACTGGAACAATCTTGACTGCAATGCGGTCTTGTTCTACGACTCCGATAGCGGCTTGTCCTGTTTGACCAGGTATTGCTTGCGTACTAGGAACAAAGACTTTCTCTGTTTTGACAACAATCTCACCGATTCCAGTACCATACAGTTCAGCAAGAAGTTCAATTTGGTCAATAGATTTGCGAATCTTATCGACTTTGAAGTCTTCCATGAGTTGTGCTTTGATAGCCTCAACGTCTAGGGGATTGTTGTTGACATCACGAATATCGTCTTGAATGTCAAAGAACTCACCCTGACCAAAGATGGCTTCCATGATCTCGGCATGGCGTGTCTCTACGGCTTGTTGGGTAGCGGGGGTAACGATTCTTGAACGCTCAGACTCACGGGTTTTGTCTTGGACATCCCACTCACCATTGAAGATACGCTCATACTCTAGCCAATCAGACAGATAGTTTGTGTCTCGGTAGTCTCTCCAACGATCACAATGATTTACTACGAAATCAACAAGTTCTTTGTCTGAGTCGCTAGGTTCTTGGAATTCCATTCTTATACCCCACTAATAATATCTACAGGTTGCCAATCCTCGCTATCATCTTCTTCCATATAAGACGTAACAGCCAGTTGGTCAATGTAACTGAGGGAGTCACAGTTATGAACTAAAACTCCGTTAGCATAATAACAATGTGCACCCTCAATTGTCAAATTGTAAACGCTTTGCCTTTGCTTCAGGGCTATAGTAGTCGGGATATTTTTTTCTCCAAGCAGTAGCAGAGCATTTCCCAGAGCAAAAATAGACCTTTGTTGTTTTGCGAGATTGAAACTCGTTTTTACATTCTTGGCAAGTGTGCGTAACAAACCCTCTATTAGCCCAAGCGGTTTTGGAGTTCTTGCTATGCCACTCAAGCCCTTCTGGTGAGCCATGCCACTCTGACGCTTTTTCCCTAGCTTTGTCCAAATGTGCCAATTGTTCTGGTCTTTTGGCGTTTTTACTTCTATCTTCCTTGTGTTCGGCAAAGTGAGCTTTTGACTCAAGACACTCCAAATTTGAGATGTCATTGTTGAGAAAGTTCCCATCCTTGTGGTGGATGTGATGCCCCTTTTGTATTTCTCCGTTATGAAATTCCCAGACATGGCGGTGCAATAAGCCACCTCCTGCTTTGGTAAAGTATCTACGGTGAGCCAGTTTTTTAGATTCTGGATAGCGGTTGTATTTGTATCCGTTAAAGTAAACAGACTCTTTGACAATGCCAACTTTACTTGGAAAACCCATGATGAAACTCCTTTGTGTTGATACACAAGCATATCATCATTTGTTACTTTGCACAAGTCTATCCATCCACGTTTCGTCATGATTGGATGATTGCCAGTGCCTATAAGTTTTCCACGCAAAGAATAAACCTCTGCGTTTGCATTGGTCATTGACTGAGCAATAACTTTTCTTGGGCCTTCAGGGGTGTCAACAAGGTCGCCAACCTTTAGTTGGGCAATGCTTTTTAATCCAGTAGGAGTTGATATTTGCGTGTTGGCAATAAAGCACAAATCATCATGGACTCCTTGAGCAGGGAACAGGATTAACTGGTCTACAAACTCATCCCAATCTTCTTCCGAATTTAACACAATTCTGCCATGCTCGAACCTACCTTGTAAAGCCCAGATGATTCTGTCTG